ACCTGAGGCCGGACCGATTACTTGAGCGCCACCAGCTGAGATTTGCATTAGAAGTTATTCCTTACCTTAACCAAGACCCACTCGTTATTGATCATCTGCCAATCGTAGTTCGGTGGCCTTACAGGAAGCGAGGCGAATTGCGTCCGAGTCAAGCCCCTAGCTCGATAGCCTACCGCAGAGTAGGCAGCGACTGCCCCAGCGTCGACCGGATCGACGTTCGGGTTCGGAACCCAATTGAGCGGTAAGGCACCTCCAAGGTCCGCTGTTGTCTGGATCGTCCCTGCTTGTAAATATTGACTTCCTGTCCAGTAGTCTTCGAGCATATAATAGGTCGCCGGGTTCGAGGGGGGTGGAGTGGGAGCAGGGTTTCCAAATACTCCAGGCCAAGGGAACTCAACCGCGCCAGGATGGAATGGGCCTTCTTGAAGAGAGTCAAAGAATCGAACGCCTGGAGGAACGAAGATAACAGGGACAGTGATGAACGAAGGAGTAAGTCTTGGGCCTGGGTGTGGAGGGAGCTCTTGGCTAGTGGTAAGGTAACGAACAGGCGAAACCGCAGGAGCGCCGACAAAGGATCGAACAAGGGACGATCCAGGTTGGAATGGTGCCTCTTGGAGGGTGGCAAACCAAACAACCGTCGGAGGCCGAACAACTTGGATGAAGCTCCAGCGGGAAGGTAAAGGATGGAACGGGAATTCTTGAGAGGTGGTAAGATACCTAACGACCCCGGCCCCAGAAACATTAGGAAGTGCAGGCCAAGCCAAAGGCCCAGGGTGATAAGGGGATTCTTGTACGGTTGTGAAGTAACGAACACCAGGGGCAACACCAATAACCACGGCCGCAAGGCCAATGGCTGGGCTGGTCGAACTCCCTGGGTGATAAGGCGACTCTTGGGTTGTTTCGAGGAACTCAATCGACGATGCGCGGACGACTTGGATAAAGTTCCAAGTGTCCGGAGGAGGGTGGTAAGGCTGTTCCTGTGCGGTAGTAACGTACCGAACAACGCCTGCCCTTGCGACGTTGGGTAGGGCAGGCCACCATATCGGGCCTGGATGGAACGGTTGTTCCTGGCCAGTGAGAACGAACTTGATGGCATTCGGTGGCGCAACGTTCGGGAGCGCGGGGAATACTTGAACGTACCCACGCGACTCTCGATCGGTCTGTGCTTGATGAGTACCACCAATGAACACCTAATCAATCTTCTTCCCACGCCACGTTATACGAGGATAGTGAAGCGTCAGTACCCTTGGTATTGCGGCAAGAAAGCACCTGCTTATTGACACCGGCATTGCCAAGGATGAACCAGGGCTGCGCAAGCGGTAGGATCAATATGCCACCGCCGCCCTGAACGTTCCAATCCTGCGCAAAGAGGTTGGTACCAGGATCAGCAACAAGAGTAGGTTGCGTAGTGGCGTAGGTGGAGAACAATGCCAACGCCGGAGTAACGAAGTTAGGGTTGTTGCCCGCATTGGTGATCGCCGTTCCAGCCCCTGTTCCAAGGGTAGAAGGGCGTGTCCAACGAGTGCGATAGCCAATTGAGGAGGTTCCTGAACCACCCCAAGAGACTTGAGTCACACGGCCGAAGACACCCGTAACCGCTTGAGCGTCGAGGGACCAGTTGTCGTTAGTGGTCGAAGGCGTGAACGCTCCATTACCAGCAGCAAATGAGGGCATATTAGACTCCTAGGATTTTGGCGTTTTGTTCACGCCGATAAACATCGTTGATTGCTCGATCTAGGTCTGCTTTCCAGCTCTTCGATCCCTTTTCGCAACCCGAGCGTTTGTCACACTCCGAGCAGATTGGGCCATCACAGGAGTGGCAGTAGGCCCCTTGGACTTGCCAAAGAGGCTTAAGGATTGCGGCACAGCAGTGCTTGCAGCCAAGGATATCAGCTTCTATAGCATCTGCTGGCCCCCATACTCGAAGATAGCCAGTTTGCATGTTAGGATCCTATCATGATGATCCCGGCTGGGACGGTTGGGAAAGCACTTACGGTTGGTGCTGCTACAGGGAAGGCTCGCACTTGGAACAGGCCCGCGTTAGGACCGAGGCCAAGGGCTTTCTTGAACTTGTCGACTTTGAAGTTCTGCTTTGTGATGGAGATTCCGCCAGCAGCTACAGCTGGCTTAAAGGCAATGACGTTAGCCATAAAATTGAAGCCAGCGCCAGCATTGTTAACCCATGTGCCGGCAATTGTTCCAGCCGCTGACTGAGTTTGGGATTCTGTCGCCTCACCACCAATGGTAGAATTTCTGGTAAATCCACTTCCAGAGTCCGCCGGGACACTAGAGCTGGATGAATTGCTACATGACCAAATCAAATCACCATTGACGGTAGTGACAATGTTACCAGAATCAAACCCGCCGCCGAGTGCTATACCTGTGGTAGTATTACCATGATGTCCATCTAAACCAGCAGATGGGCCTCCTGTTGTGCTCCACTCTTCAACAGTGATGTCTCGGAATGTCGTATTTGGAGTGTTACTGAGTGTAAAGGTCGTCGGACCATTCGTGACGTTGACGGTTCCAGCCGCCGCTGACGATTGACCATTGAGAGTTTCGTCCTGGGTATCTAGGAGCGTATAATTATTACCTTTATCATCAGCAACAGTAGCCGTCGATGTGTCTGCCCAACTAACCGTTATTGCAACTAGGTTACCACTAGTTACAGGATTAGTTAAGACGACATTTAGAGTGCCGCCAGCAAGATCGTTATTAGCGCTGTTCTTTTGAACTAAGGTCCAAGTCATTAGGGCATAATCCCAATCACCAAGATCCCTGTGCCCGCAGCGAGGTTTCCACCTCCGGGAGAATCCAACTGGATCGATATGATCCTAGAAGTGCTAGCCCACACCCCTGAGCCGGAGATTAGCGCAGGGGCAGCTGATGCATCCATAGGCCCCGCTGTGCCAGAGAACATTATCATATGGCCTTGGGAAGGACCATTACCGATGAGAAGCTCTGAACCTACAGAGCCGATAGAGTTGGCACGAGCTAGTAGGATTCCATCAGCAGCACCAGCGATTCCAGTCAAGCCTACAAGGGTGACTACGCTAAGGATTAGATTATTGTCGCTCACGTTGTAGGCATAGTTGGTCGTGCCAGTATCGCCGTTGAAGCGTAGTCTAGGGACAGAGGAAATGGTAAGGCCAGGGACGAGGACGAAGACTTGGAGAAGAATAGGAGGATCGAAAGCTTGAGTCACCAAAGCCGGCGCTGGGACAACGAGGCCGGCTACAGCGATGACGCTTGCTTTACTCACCCTAGCCTCCCCAATTATTCGAGATCACTTCGTACTGTTGCAGCGTGAAGTTGGTGCCAGCATTGGAGACGCTAAACTTACCAAGGCAGTCGACAATCTGGGCCACAGTGCTATCGAAGTTAGTGCTAACAACCGGAGTCACGTTAGGGATCATCAGCGTCGGGTGGGTAATAGGCGAAGCCGGATCGGCCTGGGAGGTGTCTTGAATAACCTTCGAGGTCGCTCGACCCTGTGCCATGACGTTGGCCGTAGGCACTGTGCCAGTTCCAATAGCGCGTAGGGTCATATCGATCTCGAACCAAAATGGCAAGGTCGTATGCGCCGTGGTGGATTGAGCTATCTGGCCACTATCAAAGACGATTACGGAGCCGAATTGGATAGTTAGCTGAAAGGTCCCAGGAGTCGTAACGACGTTGCTGATCTGGCCCTGCCCAATGATCTTCATCTTCTGGCCAATATACTGCCAGAAGCCGGCAGGAAGGGTGAGCTTGGCCTGAGGATTCAGCAAGGACGTGGTCGTGACGGAGGCAGACAGAGAAGGCCCCGCCGCCTGCATCGTTACGAGGGAATTCCAATAGCCAATCCCCATCTTACGGCCTCCGCGCTGGCGCCATCAAAGCGAGCAGCTTCGCGTTCTGCTCCACAACCTGGGCTATCATCGACAAGGCCTGAGCAAGCTCGGTGCTTTCTCCTGACCTATCAGCGAGCTTCATCAGCATCTCATCAGCGTAGGTCATGCCGTCTTTGTAGAAGCGATCGCCATCACGCCATTCAAGCTTAGTTTTGGTTTCCTCAGTTTCCTTCTTGGCCTCGTCATCGAGCGGCTCCATCCCAGGAGTGACCGAGGAGGTGAAGACGATATCTCGCGGCTGGCCTTTGCCTTCGCGGCAGACGATGATCTGGCCGTCGGTGAAGGCGCTACCGCCCTGAGAGACATCTCGATCGCCGGTCTTGTAGTTCCAATCATTCGGGTCCTTCGGGTTGAGGTGAAGCGGAACCATATGCTTCCGCTTCTTCTGCTTTCCGGTTTCGCGGTCGGTCTCGGCTTGCTCCCAATAGGAATCGGGGGAATCGAGGTAGTGAGACTCCGTCAATCTCCAGCGTGCCATTAGTAAACTCCTATCCAAAGTAGGCCTGTGACTGTAGTCGTCGTCGCGTTCACGCAGAAGCTTCCGCCAAGGGCAGAGTTAAACGTGGCGAACTCGATGTGGTCAGTCGTTGGGGCCGTGGAAGTCACAGACATAGTCGGCGTGACAGTGGCCGTGCCGGTGCCGCAATTGGTGCCTGTGCCAGCGGTAATGGCAAAGTTTCCCGTTGCAGCAGTGTTAGTGATGTGCCATCCGCAGAGATACACGCGTTGGTTTGCGCCTGCGGTGATTACCGATGCGGCTGCGCCAGTCCCTGTGAACGTAGCAGTAGTGGAGCAAAGGACCTGGTTTGGCGGGCCGACCTGGGCCTCCCCCTTAGGGGCGAACACCCCTAAGAAGGCTGCGAATAGCAGGAGGCCAAAGATCCAAAGGAGTCCGTCTTTCCAGCGGGGAATTGGGAGCATCATTGCACCCGATACCAAGTGAGCTGGGACTGGTTCCACTGCTCACGAGCGCAAACGCCAGCGGCAAGGGTGGTTAAGGTCGCAGTTTGATTCAAGGTTTGACCAGTGTTAGCCGCAAGGGTCACCACATTGGTCGCAAACGCTGCGCTGGTGACGTTACATACGCCAACGATTGCTCCATCCGGGATTGGAATTGGAGGCATAGTTATCGTTGCCGCCGAAGGCTGAGCAGCAATAAGAACGTTCCCGCCAGTGCCGATCGCGGCCATATTCGGCGTGCCAGTAACGGTGAAGTTACCAGAGGTTACGCCAATGGTGAAGCTACCAGTCACCGTTGCCAAGATGGCGTTCGCCGTCCCTCCACGGAGGGTATTGGCGCACATGAAGCCCGTCGAAGGGCCACCTGGGCCCTGGCCAGCATTCCAGCATTCGTTACCAGAGAGCGCGGATTGACCAATTGGTTGCGCGATGAGGTAACCCCCAGCGGCGATTAAACCGCTGAGGGCCACACCAACAAGCGCTACTCGGGGCGTGGGGACGCGCATGTTGATCTCCTTAGTTCGGGATAGTGATCCCTGGGACGTAGCCAGACACGAAGCCAGCTGCGCTCCAGGGTTGGTCGAACCGATCGAGGACGATGTGGGCCGCGAGGAGGGTATTCGGGTTCCCCGTCCCGGTGCCGGTCGTGACGACTTGGAGTTCGAGGTAGCGAGGCATGGCAACGCCGTCAGGCTGACGAGGCAGGTCTAGATCACACAGATGTGCGCCAACCAAGCCACCTGCGGCTACGGTTCCTGCGGAGACAGTCGTGACAACTGGGCCAGAGGCGTAGACCGTGAAGGTTCCAGGCGCGCCTGAGCCGTTATCAGGAGCGCCAAGGATCTGGATCTGCGCCGTGGTCGTGCCGGCGGAGGTGAATGCGCCAACCACTTCTACGAGGATCTTCAGCGAGGGCTTGTCGCCCACACCGAGGTCGCGAGCGCCACCGCCTGAGGCAACGCCAGGAATGGCAATGCCAGACGGGTTCGATGTGGTCTGGAGGCCAACGCCAAGGTCGATGATCTGATTGTTGGCACCACCAGCGCCAGGGCCAATCAAGGTCGTTCCTGCGGCGTTCGGGACTTGGAACGGCGAAGCAGGGGTCGTGAATGAGAAGAATGAGTCGAGGATCATGAGCGTCGCTCCTTAGACCACACGGGCTTCGTTGTTGAGGATCGCATCACAAGTTCTGATCGGAAGGCCGCGGAACGTCGTGATTGGCTTCCCGTCGAACTCTTCGATCCGTAGAAGAACGTTGGTCTTGTTCATCGCCTGGAGGTCGAAGTAGGTTCGGAGGACGCGGTTGCAGTAGATGACCGTTCGGCCCATGTTCGCGCGGACCTGGGGGGTATCGGAGGTCTGGATTGTGGTGGCGCTGGCCGGAGCTGTAGGAAGCCTGTAAAGTGCTCTAACCAAGAAGTTGATGAGGTTCGCGGCAGAAACGCCAGTGAGCTGAGTGACGTCGATGTTGGCGACACGAGCGACGTAGCGCCAATCCCGAAGGACATATCCGATCTCCCACTTGAAGTGGTCCCGATAGGCCTGATAGGTGTTTCCGGCCGAGTCAAGGACCGGCCATTCGCCCATATCGCGGTGCTGAAGCCCGGTGATCTTGCCCTTCGGGAAGGTCACATGGGCCGTGTCGTTGCCCCAGACGTGGATCCACATCGAGGTATTCGTCGAGGCGGTTCCGCCAGCGTCGAGGACGTTACTGGCGGTCTGGGAGTTCGTGGTGTTCACCGTCGAGTAGCGCGGGGCAAGGCCAGTGAAGCGCTCTGGATTAACGCCCTGATTGCCGTAGATGAGCGTTGCGGCAACCTGCTGGCTCATGCCTTCGAGGAAGGCCATCACCTCGGATAATCTAAACTCCTGGGTGTTTCCGTTGAGATCGGCGATGTCCTTATCGATAACCGCGTAGGTTTCGAGGTTGCCGCAGGCATCGGTGATCTGAGCGGTGGTCGACTTAGCATTTGGGACACCCGTGTTCAGCAAGCGCCAAGTGGCCTGGGGCAAGCCAGTCCTGACGGTGGTCTTGTGCCCTGTAGGCAGGTTGCCCTCGATGACGTACATATCTTCGAGGATCTCATTTGTCTGCGAGAGCAACTCGATGATCGTGGCGATCTTGTAGCCATCATCGAGTCGCTTCGCCCAATCCGCGTAGGTGATTGCGGTTGTGCCAACAATAGTCGCAGCCATTTAAGGCTCCTTATGCAGCAGGAAGGTTGGGGTAAAGGGCTGCACCTGCGGTGGGACGGGCATTTGCCGTCTTCGAAGGCTCACCCCTTGCGTACGTAGTACCCTCAGTCACCTTACTGGCCAAGGCATATAGGACCTTAACAAAGGCCGGGTTGTCACCCGCGCCGGTAAGTTCCATTGCGTCCTTGAAGTCAGAGACGAGTTTGGGATTCTGGAGCCCATCGAGGGCCCGATTAACGGTCACGACCAAAGCGGAGTCGGGGCCGAAATTGCCATTCGATCCAGTCAGCTTGCCCAGCTGCGGATCGTTCGCGATGCCTTCGCGCCATTCCTTGCGGGTCGCCTGCCAGGCATCGAGAACCTCTTTGGAGGATTTGATCGCGTGCTCGGAATAGAAGTCGACGAGCTTCTGGGCTTGATCTTGGGTAAGATTGAGGTCCTTGAAGATCTTCGACCCAGCCTCAGAGACGCCAGCGTCAAGCTCATACCCCTCTTGGAGCTTCCAAGGCGAGTAAGCTTCAGGGGCGCCTACAGGCGGCTCAACCTTCGCATCCGGAGTAGCTGAAAGGCCAGCGCCAAGTGCCGTCGTCGCATCACTCTTCTCCGTCGCCGATCCATCGGCCGGAGGCGTCGTAGTTACGGTCGTCGTCGCGGTCGGATCGGTCGAGGTCGGGGCTCCGGACATTTGTGGATTCCTTCATCATCTGAATGTAAGCGTCGGGGCAGGCTTGCATGACGTAGTCCAACAACCTGAGACCCACGGTTCGTCGGCCTTCATTGAATGCAGAGGAAAGCGCGTCCCCAGTGAACGTCGTGTGAAATACGGCGCAAAACTCCAATTGGTCTCGCATCCAGGAACGGCCTCCAAGGGAAGCCATGATAGACTGAACAGAGGCATAGTCCTGAGCGGCTTTGGCCTTCGCGGTCTTCGCTTCACGTTTCTGCGCACGAGCAAGCTCCGGATCGAGAAATTCATCGTTCAATGGGGACCCCCGCAGGAGGAGTGCGGGCTACCGCGGGGGTCCCAGATGCAGCGGGAGGACACTGCATCAAACGCCACCTCGAAACGAACCGTTGAAGATCGAATGCCTTCGGCGGATCTCGGCCTCGACTTCGTTCTGGAGGTTCTGGATCTCGTCCATTCGAGGCTCCCATGAGGCCATCTTCATCATCTCCAGTTGGCACTTGGCCTTGGTGGTGTGGAGGTCTTGATCCGAGAGGTCTGCGAGGTTCATGCCAAGGGCCTCTTGAAGAAGGCGACGAAACCCACCGTTCCTACTAGCATCACAGTAACAAGCTCCCAACCATCAGCGCCCCAAACATCGAGGCCTGTGCCCATTGACGATCTCTCTTCGTCCCAGGTCCGCTCCGGCCAAGGCTTGTCGCCGATAGGAAGCATTGCTATCTTGTATTCCCACTTCATGCGGCTCGGCGCCCCATCATCTGATCCATCACGTTCTGGCCATTCCCGGTGGAGATCTGCGAAGCATCGAGGCCGGCCTTAGCCACCTTCGGTGCAGCCTCTAAAGCCTGGGCCTTAGCCTGCTCTTGCTGGCGCTGCTGTCGAATCTGGGCGACTGCGTCGTCAGAGCGGATCAGACGCGGATCATTGTTGATAAGGAAGTTGTAGCGTTCGATCGCGAAGTCGATGTCGACCTTATCCGCTGCGGCCGGATCAATCGGAGCGAGGGCCTCGACGAAGCGGAGGACGCCCTCGATACCTGCGGTCTGGGCGGCTTGCTGAGCGAGGGAGAGCATCGAGATATATTGGACGCTTAGGTCTTGTCCTTGGAGTTCGGCGGGAGCGGGAGGTAATAGACCTCCCCTGGCAGCAATGCCAAAGGTCCGGTCGATGGCTCGACTGAGAAGTTCCAGCTGAAGACGGTGAATGACAGGTCCGAGCATAATGAGCGACTCAGCTCTTCGGACGTTGATCTCTTGAGCAGTGACATTGCTTCGCGTTTGGTACTGCGAAATCGTTTGAAAGAGGTCATTGTAGAAGATCGCCTTATTCCGCAAGCGAAGAAGCTCCAGGTTCTCGTTCATCGCTTGGAGTTCGATGCGATGCTCATAGATGCTGCGCATTCCGCCGCCGGTCGAGGAGAGCAGGCCGGCGATATAGGTTATCCCTCCTGGGATCAAGGCCGCAGGCTGGTTCTTCAGCTGAAGATCCGCTTGGAGAGGCGGATTGACTTGTTTATCAATGCCTTGTGCTTGTCTTCTAACTTGCAATTGAAGTTGTTTACAATCAGGGAGTGCATCCATTGCTGGACTTCGCCCATAGGCATCATTAGCAACAGTGTCCCACCTGGGAGTGATGTGAGGAGCTTCGTAAAATCCTCGTTGTTCAAGGAATCCTGGGGCAAAGGTGCTACCACCTTGAGGAGAAGCAGAGCCTCCCCATTCCCAATAACACTCTCGATACTTAAAGTGACTCGGTATTCCGTATCGTCGGGCTTCGTAGTTGGGTTCGATTCCATGGGCGACGACTACCTCTCGGGTGAGGCCAGCACCTTGGTTTCGATAGAGCGAGGCCACGGACGGAGAGACGTTCTCAAGCCCCCATCGCTCGACCAATTGCTGAACAGTATAAGTGAATTCGCGGTAGAAGACGTCAACGAGGTTAAGCTGTGCATTGACGTCGGCGTAGAATTCCCCGAAGCAGGGATTGACGCAGTTGATGACATTGCGGAAGTCCTCGTAGATGATCATCGAGGCGGTGCCGAAGATGACAAGATCGAAGTAGAGAATGGCAAGGGCTTGGTAGAAGTTCGACTCTTGGAAGATGTTGAAGAGGATCTCTTCTACCTGCCTGAGATAAACCGCGATCGGACCCGTTTGAGAAGAGTTGACGCGCCCGAAGGCCAAGCGGAACCAAGGAGCCGTCGGATTCGAAATCCCATACATAATACCCGCAGCAAGGTTTCGAGCAGCAATGGTTGGGGTGGAGTCGAGGATGTGCTGATTGATCGGGCTTCCTCGACCCATCTGGTTAGGAGTGATAAGCCACTTGTATCGACGTGGGAGGTAGAAATCTGCGAGTTCTCTTGCATGTACCCACCAAGAGTAGCGATTGATCCGCAGGCCTAGAAGGCGCTGCTCTTGATGACGCCGAAGCGCTAGCTCGCGGTCGTCGGGGATTCGGTTCCCGAAGGCCTTGGCTTGCTCCATCGTGCCGAAGTTAGCGACTGCCACCGGAGACACCTATATCATCGCCACGAGGGAACTCAATCGTTGACCTTCTACGTTTCATTCCGTAGAACTCTTTGATGACTCTATCGCTCGACCCCGAGTGCTTCGCCCCTGCCGCTAACCGATCTGCGGCAACATCACGAGCACTAGAGGCAATGCCTGGTAGGTCCTCATCTAATGCACCCGAGGGACCTTCCTCTCGGCGGTCTTCGACTTTACCCTGTAGGGTAGGATTGAGGCGGTCCTTGAAGGATGGAACACGGCCTAGTTCCTTCATCGTCGCAAGCGCCATCATCAGGTCGGTCTCTGACGGGGCAGGCATATCAGCGGAAGGCGTTGGGCCGCGAGGGACGGTGGGCATTACCAGACCTTACCTCCAAGCGGCGAGCAAGCTCCGCGCTTGGGATCTTCATCCTTCATTATCCGCCCCTTCGGGAGCACTGGCTGGGGCCCTTCGGCGAGACGCTTGTGCCAGTCCGCGACGCGAGGGAGGGCGTCATCGGCGAGGGTCTTGCAGACTTTGGCGAAGTCATAGCTATCTGCCATCACTACCTCTCATCTCATTGCCCCAATAAAGTCTTCTGGCCCGTGTTGGAGGGGTTGCGTAAGCCAGGCGCAGGATTGCTATTCTGGCCAAGAACTGTGGATTGCTGATTCGCGAGAGAATCAACTTGGCTAAAGGGCGAATTCGTAGCCGCCTTTGCCCTAGCCTGGCTAAATGCCGCAAATGGAGCAGAGAAGTTGGGCATGCTAGGCGGGGCGGAGATCATTGGCCAAGGAGGGTCTTTTGCCCGGTGTTCGAGGGATTGCTCTGGCCAAGAATCGTCGAGGCGAACCCGCCCTGGCCTACCTGCGCCTTCGAGCCCTGGCCTTTGGCTTGCTGCGCGAACATCGGCGGGTTCGGCGGTGGAGGGGGCGGCGCAGGCGGTGGAGGGGAGGAGATCATAGCGATACCACGGGGATGCCACCACAAAGAAAATTCGGGCGGTCAATCGGCGCAGAGAGTAAAATTCGACATTCATCTAGACGGCGCTTCTCCATTGCAAGATAAAGCGCAGCCCAATCGCTAGGCGGGATTTCTATAGGCCCGTCCTTTGGATTCCGTGTGGTGCACTTGATGAATAGCTCGTCTAAGGTCATGCAGCCTCCAAGGGATTGTAGTCGCCCTTGAGCATCGCGTAAGGGTGGTATTCCCCACGATCCTGCGGAACCTCGATCGGGTAGCCGCCAAAGCGAACAGCCTTCGGCTCAAGCGGATAGGCGAAGGTGCAAGCAAGAGCGTCCACATCATCAGGGGACTCCTTGCCCTCACGCATCATAACCTCCTTCGAGGTCAGGATGATTTCATCTTTCGGATTGAAGGTGTAGGTGATCGAGAGGAGTTGCTTGCGGATGTCGAGATCGTTCGGCAGAGCCCCGGATCGGAGCCAAGCGCGGAGCGAGCCATACATCTCAGCTCGCTTATTCGCATAGACCTCGCCTTGCGTATTATGCTCGGAGAACCTCATCGGCTTGCCCCCGAACTGGACATCGAAACAATGAAGCTGGAGATGACGGACTTGATCAACGACGCCTCCACCAACGCCTCCACCGTCGATTAGGATTCCGTCGGCGCGAAGCTCTCGGTTGGCCTCGGAGATCTTCTGGGCGAGGTCGACGGTCGAAATGCCTTGATAGCGCTGGCGAGGAAGGCTTCTCGCGTCCCTTCCTCTGCGCGGAAAGATGACCGAAAAGTTGGTTCCAAAGCGGGCAACGTCAACTCCGAGCGCGAGGGCCCCAAACGGCTCAACTTCCCTTCCCATCGCCTCGTCGATATCCTTTGCATTGAAGAACTCCATCTCGCCCTGGCGGGGGAATTGGCCTAAGACTCGGATTCGGACGAAGTCGGAGTCGGCGCCGTAGGACTCGATCCATCGAGCGATTTGGGCCTTGTTGGTGAAAGATACTGTTCGATTGTCAACTCGCGTTGTTTTCCAGACCGAGCCTGGGTCGAAGCATGATTTGAACCTTCCAGTATTCCGCGTAGGATTACCGAACACGGCCCAAATGATTTGTGTATCAGCATCCGTTAGGGCTCCTTCCGCGACCTCCCAGATGATGTCCGGGATAGCCGAGGCCTCGTCGAATATGACCAAGATTCTTCGGCCTTGATTGTGCATGCCTGCAAAGGCCTCGGTGTTGCGTTCGCTCCAGGGGACCATGTCGATGCGCCAGGTGCGCTCGCGGTCCTTATCCGCAGAGAAGATCGCAGTCGGCGAGAGCTTGAATAGGTCGCGCCCAATGAAGAGGTTGTACCACTTTCCAAGTTCGGCCCAGGTCTTCGTGCGAAGCTGGGTCTCGGTGTTGGCGGTGACCACCCCGCGGCAATCTGGGCAGGTAGAGATCGCCCACAGGATTAGCCAAGCGGTCTCGCAGGACTTACCTACTCCGTGGCCTGAGGCGGTGGCCTCAAGGACCGGAAGGGAATTCCCTGCAAGGAGCTGCTGCCGAATGGATTCCTGTTGGCCACTTTGCCAAGGCTCTGGGCCGATCGCGCCTCGGAGGACACCCTCACCCCACGGGAATCCGCCTTCGACGAACGCTTGCGGATCGTCCTTAACCGAGGCGAGCCAATCGAGGAGGGCTTCGTCGTTCATCGAAGGTCGATCTCAGTTATGCCAAACTTGGCGAGGAAGGCTATCTCGTTCTCCCACCTTTGGTTGAAGGCATCTAGCGAGTACGGCGTTGAGACTATCCCAATAAGCTCACCGTTTTGAGAATATCGTGATCTAAAGGTGTCGTCCTCAGAAAATAGACCGAGGTCCTCCATCTCGAAGACTTGGACCTCCCCATCCTTTAAGGCCTTGAATTGAGTCAAAGTCGCCTCACCTTAAGCTCAACCACATTCGTTCGGCCCTCGATGAGTTTCTCCCTACGCTCAATGGCGCGGTCCAAGCGGGCCCCTAGGTCCATGTTGAGGTTGACCTTGGTCTCCTGCCGGCCGAGGCCAGTGCGATCGTCGCCAGCATCGGCTATCGCAAGAAGGGTCTTAGGCGCCTCGATCTCATCGGCCTCAAGCTGTTCGGCAAGCTTCTCTAGCGCCATCGTTGCCGTCCTCCTGCGGAGCTGGACCCGATACTCCATTTCATTCGTGATCCGCTCATGCTCATCTTCGATGTACCTCGCGACGAGATCAGCGTTAGCAGGCGAATCAATCCAGTTCCTAATCGTCGCTGAGGTCCGGTTCACAATCGGCGCAATCTCCGTCGGCTTCATCCCCTTCGCGTAAAGCTGCGCCACGAGGTGATGAACCGCACGGATCTTCGCGACCGCGCCCTTGGGCCGACCCTTCTTCGGAACATCCTCTTCGGTCAAGCTACGAATCCTCATCCTGCCACTATAGCACACTTTCCCCCTTGGGTCAATCCGGTACCAAGGAGGGCTGCACGAGAGGTCTTCAATATTTATATAGGATTTCTATCCTATGCATGTGGGGGTATATATTGCGTCTAGGTCCCCGGGCGGGCCCGCAAGCTCGACTTTTGGCCCCGGGGGTGGCGAGAAGGAGGGCCGCGACGATGTGACGCATCGATAAGCGAGGGGAGGCGTGCTAGATTGGTCGGGTTAGCAACGGAGGACGACACCATGACAAGGCAAGATTACATCTACGCAATGGCACTCGCCGCAGTCGCTGAGGCCTTGGGGCTGACGCGAGAAGAGGCTTGGACGTTGGCAGAGATCGAGCATGAGTGGTTCTACTCTGTGGATCACTCGGCCGTCTCATGCATCCCTGGTATATCCCTGGGAAACCCTTGATGAACCCTTGGTTCCCCTCATTAGCGTGACCCCCGAAGTCCGTCCTATTCTCGCCATCTATCTGCCGTCATTTCGAGGCCTCTTTCGTGGGTTGTCTCTCTTCCTAAAAAAAAAAAAATTGATAGAGAGAAGAGAGAGAGAGAGAGGGGCTAAAGGGCAGATACACGAGGGGTGGGAAGGGATACGGACTTCGGGGGTAGCCAAAATGAGAAGAATGAGGGGTTCATCAGGGGAGCAGTAGGGGAAGATCAGGGATGCATGAGACGCGCAAGCGCGTGGCAGGAGAAAGAGAGCTAGGCGAGATGATCACGGAGATGTGATTGGACAAGGGCGGGGAGAGTGGGCAGGTTGGGATCGCAAGCAGAGGAGCAAGGCTATGATAGCCAAGGAAATGGCAAGGCTACTTGAGAAGGCCTCGGATATCCACGAGGCGAGCTGGGAAGTCAAGGCCAACTATGGGCGGTATGCCAAGGATTGGTGGCAATGCTGTGAGGAGGCCGGCATGGCGCAGGAATGGATAGGCTTGGTTGCGCCGTACGCGAGCTTGGGCTATTCCGATCTATGGGAATGGACGCAATCGCAACGCTAAGGCCTTGCACTTAGAGGGGAGGGAAATCCTCCCCTTTGTGGGCATGGTTCGCGATAGCGCGAGGTGGCCCAACAGGAGAACAGAAGATGAGGTATAGGAAGCCAATAGGGATGGATCACGCAACGTGGTACGGGATCAGGCATTCGCGGTTGCGTTGGCTCTGGTGGAGGCTGTGGCACCGATAAGGGAGGGAAGCATGAACACGCGGATGGTATTGCCTGATCTCGCAGCGATGCAACGCCAGATCGAAAGGCCCTTGCCTTCAAGGTCACAGAGAAGGGGGCGATCAGCGTCTACGGGCTGCAACGCTTCCCGGTGACGCTCTACGTTCCGGACCAGAGCAATCAGGCGTCGCGCGCGCCGACCACGTCCCGACCCAACCGCTATGGCTCAC